TCAATTAACATTCAATATCGTCTCTGGTGCAGCCGGCCATTGGATAGTCTCCAAAGGGACAATTTCAGTAAATGTTGCAGGGAAATCCCTAAGTGCTTGGCGGTATACCTTTATTTCTTCCAATGTTGTGGCATCAATAGGGTAATCAGAAACCAAATATTTATCTGTTTTGAGAAGAGAAGCGTCCCTATTCGGCCGAATAAAACTATCAAACCAGGCGTCCAGATCGCGGTATTCCAGTGGCAATGTAAAAACGATATTGCTGTCTTCCACGGTTGTGGTCTCTGGTCCTGCAAGATGCGGATAATCTCCAAACACGCTGGCTATTTCTTCCGCGTCTAATTCTTCGGCACCAGGGTTGGCTGTTGCGAATGCTTCCGCGTCCGTGTCGTTGTCAAAATTAATCACTGTTTTATTGTGCTTAAAAAGACGCATAAAATCCCCTTATTGATACGCATAAATCCATGTGTTTGTAGTGGAAAAAACAACCTTCATAACAACCGTCGCAGCAATCGGAACAAGGGTTGCGCTACCAGAAGACGAATAGTTATCACTTGTACTATACTTTAATATGCAATAACCATTAGAACGGTTGTTATGGCCGATATAGCTACCGGATGTTACTCGATATTCTGCTATAGCGTATTCACCATCCTGGGTGGTGTAAAGCCCTATAATTAACGGCTTTCCTACATCTAAGCCGGTTAGCGTCCAGGTTCCGTTTGTTGATCTTTTACCTATAAGTGAAACAGTCTGGTCAATTTTGTGGGGGTTGCTTTTGTTTTTAATATGGGCAAGAAGGGCGTCGTTTTCGGCCTTCACTGCCGCAGACGTTGCCAATGTACTTGAAGAATTTAGGGTTATTGAATTGCTCTTCGCGTTCGGCAAGTTCCCAAGGCCAACCTGTGCCTTTGTGACACCGTGCGGGTTTGACCTGCTTGCAACGTGTGCATTCCAAGTCGTTTTTTGGTCTGCAGTAACATGAAGGTCTGCGTTACCGCTATGATCTTGCCAGATCTTAGCTTGTGAATCTGTCAAATGTTTCGGGTCCGTGCCTTCTTGGGCCGGGTCTACAATGGTGTTAATGTGCGTGTTGATTTCGGCCTGATAATCAAATTGCCATGTTTCTGCCGCAACGGTTATGCCGGTTAAATTTTGGGCATCCTGGTAAGAAAGGATTACATTCCGGGTAATCATGTTGCCGGTTGTATTCGTGGTCAAATCGGTTGGGTATTTGGATGATTCAGCCGTTTGGGTTACCGTGATCACGGTGTTGGTTTCAGCTTCGATCAAGCCGATCCAGTTAAATTTAAAAGTCCCGACATCAGATCCGAGCATCATGGAATAAACAACCTGATCCGCATCAACATACCCCTTGGAATCATCCGGGATTTCATAGGTGTAAACGATATCATCAGCATCCGGCATTTGCTGATCCGGGTCAGCTGCTAAAGAGGTATCCAGATCCGCAATGTACGCAAGGATCATCCGGTCAATGACCAGGGCCTCTTCATTTCCTGCCAGTTCGTTCATCCGGGTTCTGCCGTTGGTTGTAATCACACTGCTCATAATTAGTGTACTCCTTTTATTCCGCCACTTCCGTGATGCACTCGTTGGAGAATTCCGCCACCTGGACCTCAACCGGCAAGGACTCAATGATTTTCCAGCCATATCTCCGGCAAGTCCGGCCATAATGCTGGATCAATTCAGTCAATAAGGTCTCATTTTCGGACAGCTGGGTGTCGGACATGCGAATGGCAATCACATCCCAGTCCTGGCCGTCCATGCGCTCCTCGATCTCCACGTACCCGATGCCCAACCGGTTAAAAATCTGTTTAAACCCATACACGCTGCCCGCATCCCTGGCGTTGGCATAGGCGTATTTTACCCGCAGCCGGAACAAGGACTGCGGCTCATCGCTCAACCGGTCAATGGCCCGGCCCCAGGCAATCAGCTTGAGTACGGACTCATTGCATGTGTCCGGGTCCATTTGCTGAATCGGCCACATGGCCCAGTCCCGCAGTTTGCACCACCAGTTATAAGATGCAGTGGCAAGCTTTGCCGCCTGCCCCTTGTTCAGCCATACCGGCAGCGTAAATTCAGGCGGGTCCGTGGATACTGTCACGATACGGCCTCCATGGTGATTGTCAGCGAAGATAAAACAGGCAGATCAATGGACGCCGGCACAATATCATCCAGGTCAAAGGAGATGCTCATCAGGTTGGGCAATAAATTATGCAATTGCTGATCAAGCTTTGAAAAACTTAACCGGGTCAGGGGCAGAGTGCGGATGATCGTTTCCTCAGTGTATGCCTGGTTCTCCCGGAACACGTACCGGATAATATTTTCCACCCCGGTTTGAAGTTCGGACACGGCATCATCATCCAGGGTGCAGTCATAGTAGACCGTGGCCGTAAGATCATATTCAGTGGTGGGCATCACCATGCACTGCATGTCATCCCCATGGCCGTGGTGGCCCTGGGTTGAAATGTAATCATTGATGTCGTCAACAAATGCCTGGGCAGGCGTCCCGGAATCCACCATGATATAAGCATTGGCCGTACCTTCTCCCCTGGGTGCCCCATGCTCAAAGATGATATACTCGGTACTGATCCCGGCAAAACTGGAAATGTCCGCCCGGTAAGCTGCATCATGATGATACTGGCCCACGGCAGAAAACTGATTGCGGCAACGCAGCCGAAGTTCATCGTCGCTCTCTTCGTCTGCCCCTTCGGTTGTGATCCAGCCGCTTTCGTTGGTAACCGAGGCAATCCCGGTGATGGCTTCGGGCAGCACGGAATAATACCCGGCTCCCAAATTGTATGCAGAACCGGTCTCTTCACCAATCACAGGGACATTTGCGGTCAATGTCCCATCCGGGATGAGGGTCTGCCCGGACACCGTCACCCGATAGACAATGGAATTAATGGCCGGCGTGGCAATCAATATCCCCGCCTCAATAACCAGCTCCCCATCAGACTCCTCCCGGGTGAACAGGATCTTGCCTGCCACGGCGGTGGCTGACTTGCGCTCAAGATCCCGCCCCCAGGCAAACAGATCAAGCCAGGTGCCTGTCGCATATTTTAAAAATGCATTGGGCAAAACATACTGAATCAGCAGATTGACAAGCCACTTGGCAGGCGTGGTCACGATGGCGGAAATCAACCGCCAAAACGGGCTGTAATCGGAATCATTTGAAATCTGGATCTCTGCATCCGCAGCCATACTATCCCATTGGGCCTGGATATCATTTTCCGTGGTCGGTATCCCGGCCTCAACAAGCATGTTTTCAAAAATGTCAGTATCCGCCATGGTTGGATCTATCCTAATTCTATGTAAACTGAATCAAAATCAATGGTGTCCGCATACAGATAAAATGTCCCGGTGCCGGTCTCCTCAACGGTGGCAGACCCCGGCACAATGCGGTAATCGTTGTCCACGGCCAGGGTGATTTTGACAATGGTCTGGTCAATGATGTCCCGGTTACGGTTCCCCACCAGGGGCGGGAGATATCCCTTTTCCCGGATCATATGCACCAGATCCTGGGCAATGACATCCCGGTCCGTGCAGGTGTTCACATTGCCGCCCACGTCCAGGGAGAGATCATCCTCGGAAACAATCAGATCAGAATAAACATTATCGTCAGCCATCATGCCCCCATCCATAATTGATTGCCGATTTCCTGGGAATTAATGGGCCTGCTGGTAACAACCTGCCCAACGTTCACTGTTCTTGACTCGGTCCGGCTGCTGTTGTCCGTAACGGCATTGGCAATGGACTGGCTTGCCCCGCCCTGGGGGACAGCAAATTTTCTCGACGCTTCCAGGGACGGGGATGTCTTGGGAATATTTTTGTTGACGTCCGGACTGTCAATGCCCGGCACCCATGACATTTTGCTTTTCATCCAATCCCAGACACCACTTAATTTGGTGATTTTGGCAATAATGCCATCAAAAATTTCCACGATCTTTTGCCCCCAGGCCGAATCCAGAAATGATGCTTTAAGATCGTCCCAATAATAAATGATGCCGATCACAGCAGATGTCAGGGCAAGGACGCCAAGGACAATCAATCCGGCAGGGTTGGCCCACATGGCCGTATTTAAAAACAGCATGCTTGTCCGGGCCAGGGTCAAAACCCACCTGAACGCCGTCATCACCTTGGATGCAATGCCCACGGAAACACTCCATCCGGTGGTCACCAGTGATGCGATACCGCCAAGGGCGGCAAATGCCGCAATCCCGGCGGTGACACCTGTGACACCGACAATGGCAATGCCGATCCACCGGGTAAGCCCGGGAAACTTCTGCGTCCAGTTGTATATGGCCCCGGCCCCCTCGGCCATCTTCTCAATGGACGGCGTAAGCACAGGCAAAAGCGCCTGTCCCAGCCCGATACGCACCGCCTTGACCCCCTGGTTCCATCGCTGGAACGGGTCAATCATATTGGCGGCCATCTTCTGGGCCTGTTCCAGTCCCTTGACCTTGCCGATGGCCTGGATATTGTTCTTGAGCCCGGTGGTATCGGCCATCAAAAGCTTGATCATGCCCACGGCTTCATCCGTGCCAAAGGCTTTTTTCAGGGCGTCTGATTCAGCCACATTAAACGTCTCACCAAACTTGCCTTTGATCTTGTCCAGGATAGTCGTGATCCCCAGCATCTGCCCGGCAGAATCCGTGAATTTAAGCCCCAACTCCTCCTGTGCCCCGGCCACCCCGGAAAGAAACGCCTTATATTTGGTCCCGGCCTCGGAGCCGGACATGGTTGCCTGTAACTGCCCCAGGACCGCAATCTGTTCACCCTGGGCAATACCTGCGGAACGGGCCTCCGCACCCAATGATGTAAAGGCCCCGGCCATCTCCGCACCGGTGGTCTTAAACATCTTAACCGCCGTGGCAGTTTGACCTGTGAGCTGTTCCACCCATTCGGCCTTGCCCATCTTGTCGGCACTTCCCTTGAAAATACCGTACATGGTGCCCATGTAATTGGTAATGGTGGCGGCATCCGCCTTGGTGCCCTTGGCAAGCACATTGGAAGCATTGGTGAACCGGGCCAGATCATCCCCCTCAAGCCCGGCAATGGCAGATTGAATATCATAGGAGGATTTAACAAAATCAGACGCGGATTCCCCATACTTGATAGAGAACTTAACGGCGGAATCAGACAATGCATCCAAACTGCCCCGGGCCACATCCAGACTGCGGACCTCTCCAATGGCCATGTTGAACTCATTGGCAGGTGCCACCATGGCCTGCATGGTGTACCCGGCCGCAGCCACCCCGGCCACCCCGCCGCCGATCTTGGCAAAACTGTCATTCGCCGCGCTTGCCACCCCGCCCAGCGTTTTCTTGATCCGCCCGGCAGGGCCTGAGACCCTGTCCAGCAGGTCGATAGAGAACATCAGTTTTTCAAGTTTCGTCGCCATATCATCCTGTCATTTAAATGCCGTGGCCACGCCATTGGCCACCGCCACCCGCTGTTTTTCCCAAAAATCATTTTCCAGAAATAAAGCCTCTGCCATGGACCGGGTGTTCACATCGCGGCCCGGAAACCATTTATGGGAAAACGCCCGCATCTGGGCCAGGGCGTTTTCTTCGATTCCGGCCGCGATGCGTTCTACTCCCCCACGGTGATTTTAATGGCCGGGGAGACCTTCTCCACCAGCTTTTCCCCAAGCTGCATCACCACCGTGGGCTGGGCAAGGAATGGCTTCAGGCTCTCCTTGCAATTTTTATCAATGGTCCGCACCAGAAAATTATTCATGGGCTGCACCTTGTTGGTGGCTGTCAGCTCATCAATGAGCCGCTCCTGGTCATCCGTAGATACGTTAAAGGTTAAAGGGGTTTTATTCGCAGTCAGGGTCACTGTGGTGGTTTCAGACATATGTCACCTTTTATAATTGTTTGATGATTAAAGTTATGGTGCTGTGAATCACGATCAGGCTGCAGGCGGTGTCCGCTTCCGGAAACCGGCCCAATCAAGCAAGCCGACCTTTTCCCGCCCGCCGTCCGGATACCGCAGGTAAACGCCCCTGCGTTTGGCATTTAAGGAAAACACATACTTTTCAATGACGGCATCCCCCCACTGACCGGTTGCCCCGTTGAGCAACTGCACCCGGTCTTCTGTGGTGGGGTTGCCGTCAACGTCAAAGGACCGGAGTCTATAGACCTTCCAGGCGATGAGCACATTGCCGATCTCGTTTTTAAAAAAAGCGATGATGATTGGAAAAATAACAAGGGTCCAAAGCCAATGGATTGGTAATGTATCCATACTGTTCACTCCTTTTATTAATTGATACGCTCTACTATAAGGGCCAATCGTTCGGCCCTGGGCCGGGTACGTTCATCCCGGTACCATTCACTGTTACGCATTTCATCTGCCATGCGGCCCCAGTCATGGGCCGTTACCGCCTTGATCATCTCACTGAATCCCCGGAACCCTTCCGGCCCCAGCTGGTACCTCATGTTGATCAGCACCGCCTTGGCCTGTTCGGGCAGCCCATCCCACAAACCGGAAAACACCCGCTGTGAAAGATCCTCCACAGCCTCTGTGTAATCCTCAATGTATAGGACGTCTGCTTCATCCCGGCTGATCCCTTTGTCCGTCAGGTTCCGGCCATACCCGATGTGTGTTTTCCCTTTATGGTCCGCATAGGGTTTGAGCCGCAGCCCTTCATCATCTTTGATGGATGTAATGTCCCCGGTGCCGGGACTTGCCGTGACATCGCCAGGCAGATCCGGTACCGGTTCAACCAAAGAATCCGGGGTAATGTAAATATTGAGCGCTCCGTGATTCGATAGCCCCGCTATCTGTATTTTGCCGCTGTTCACAGGCCCTGCCACTGGTGGGGCATCACCCTGTTGGGCAGGTGCCGTACCAGGCGGAGCCAGAGATATTCCCTGCATAACAGGCAGGCACCCGGTCAATACCCAGCCGCAAACAAACAAAAAAATCAGTAAAAAACAAAACCGTTTCATGGTGCATCCTTTCGCGTCCTGAGCCATGCCCGGAATTTATGCATGGTCAAATATGCTTTGGGTAAAGTGATGAACACCAGGGTCACCACCGCGATAACCAGTGCAATCAGGCTTGACCATCCGTCACATGAGTGCGGCCAGGAAAGACAGATACCGCTGACAGCATAGCCAATGATATCGTCCAGCCATTTTCCAAGTCTTTCAAACACGTGTTGTCTCCTTTTCTGCCTGGCAACGGACACAAAGCTGACACCCGGGAATCGCCCGTTGTCTGGCTTCGGGTATCGGTTCTCCGCATTCCAGGCAAGTCATGCGGCCGGGGCCGCTGGATATGGCAGCCCGGGCCTTGTTAATTTCCCGGGCGGTGTCATCCATTTCAATGACCGAGGCCCTGTCCGCAATATCAGCCATTATTCAGCCACAATATTTTCAGTGCGGTCAGAGGCCAGATACGGCACCTCGTTGATCCGGACAAAATCCGGAGAGGTCACTTCGTAGGACACCTTGGTGATGGACTTTTTGTCGCTGGTGGGATCATATTCAACAATGTCGGCCAGGTTGAGCAGGCATCCGAAGGCCTCCACCTTTTCCTCTTCCGTGGTTCCTTTTGCATAGAATACGATATCCACCGGTTCTATTTCCTGCCATGATCCCTGGCTGCTTGCTTCCTCGGCCAGGATGGCCATGGCGGCCGCATCCAGTTCCAAATCGCCGGACGCCCCGACCTCTCCAGGCACAAACCCGTTGGGCACGCCGCCGTCCTTGACCACCTTGCGGCCATCCTCAATGGTCAGGGTGGCCTTTTCCACACGCATCTTGGCAAAATCACCAACAGACACGTTAAATGCACTTGAACTGACTCGTTTCACTCGGTTCCTCCTTTATTCCGTGGACAGGTCCAGGGCCAGGTTAACGGTAATTGATTTGGGACAGTTGTAAGGCTGCACCGTGATGTAAATAAGCACACTGGTCTTGGACTTCCACTCAATCACAATGGAGTCCGCCGTGGGCGGGTAGATCTCACCCGGGAAGGTATAGCCGCCGATGGTCACGCTCTTGGCCATGGCCCGCAACGGCTTCATAAAATAGGTTTTGTTCTCGGCAATGGACACCGCCGTGGAGTTCAACCGCCGGTCACCAATCCTGGCGATCACATAGGGTTTGACCTGGCGTACCGCCTTATTCATCACCCGGACGTACTCAACCACCTCGTAATCGCTGCCGTCGGATGCCAGCATATTGCAGTCCCCCCAGTACATGCCGTCATAATCCGGGTACCACTGGGGCACGGAAAAACGGTACCCATCCAGGGTTTTAAGGTAGGCCATGGTGATCTCGGCCCCGGCACTGTCCACGGGTTTGTCTGACCAGGAGCCGGACAACGCCCCCGTCGCCACCCGCATGGGGGTATCAGCCACGGTCACGGACGAATTACACAGGCGGCCTGCCAATGTCCCAAGGTCAAAACCCCACAGATACGGGACAACCGCCACCGAATCCGCAGAGATCCCGTCAATGATCTCCTTGACTGCTGCACAATAGGTGGCCCAGGTCTGGGTCTCAGCATCGCAACCGGCCACAGCCGTCAGAATGAAAACAGGGCGCATATAGGTGGACATGATGGCATCGGCCTTGGTCTGCATGGCTTCAATTGCCGTGGATTCGGTCACCGCATCGGTCAAAACAATGGCCTCGCAGGAGGTCACGCCCATGGCATAGTCCACGGCATCCTGCCAGTCTGTTTCTGCAGCAATAGGCATCACACTGGCAGACCAGTTCTGGTCCGCATTATCCATGGCCGCCTGGACCTGGGTTTTTAAAACAGAATCACCCTCTCCCAAATCATCATCCAGGTCCGCCTCCTGGGTCACAGACAGCACACTGCCCACATTGGTGCCGCCCTGGCCGATGAATAAAAAATGCATTTCAACGTCGGACAATTCCCCCTGGAAGAGGTCAAGCCGGTTGATCTGTATGGTACCAAGTGCCATGTTCGCTCCTTACTTGTTTCGTATATTTGCCAAGGTTGCCTGGGCCATTTCTGTTAAATAAAATTCTGATTCCGCCGGAGTGCATCCCAAAAAAGGCCGCGCCGGGAGTTTCACTTTCCAGGTCGACGGCTTTTTCTTGTTTCCGTGCTTAAGCTTATGGAGAATCAATGCCGCCTGGTCAAAAGTCATGTGCGGCTTATCCTTGTCATTCTTCTCAAGAAACCATCTAATGGGTTTCTTCTTAAGGACTGCGCCGCCTTTCCCTCTCGTTCTGGCCTCGGGATGCCTGTAACCGTTTCGGTTCAACGCCTTTGCCTGTGCAATGGTGGCGGGTTCCTTGGACTTATCTTTTTTGGCCCAAGGGGGCCTGTTTCTCTTCGCAGAATGGGTGGCAACCATACCGTGTTGGTGGGCATAGGCGATTTTGGCCGTAGTTCCGTTTCGATATGTCACAACGCCGCGATAATCGCCTCGTACTATCAGACTTAAAGACCGGGCTATTTTCATGAGCATTTTCCGTTTAGGCTTCCCAGCCAGCTTCCATTTTTTTTCGGTCTGCTTACTTCTGGGAACAAACTTCTCCCCGGTGACCGTTTTATGCTCCCTGGCATTGGCGCGGGCTTTGTCCCGGATATCCGAAAGAACACCCCTGATCAGCTTCCGGCGTTCAGGCCGTCGCATGGTCAGTACATCAATCTGCTCAGCCAGTTTCAGCCGGGAAGGCCGGTCCGTATCTATGCGGATATCAGGCGATGTCATCTGCCCCTCTCCACCGTGCCGGACTCAGCCACATAAATGGGTATATCAGCAACGGCCCAGGTCTTGTCATCCCACTCAAGCAAGCCGTTTTCATCCTCCACAATCTGGACGGACTCTTTAAACGCCACGGTAATCTGAACAAACACGGTCTGGTCATCCACCAGGGTCACGTCAATGTCCGGGTCTTCAAGGCCCATCCCGTCACGCTCCGGGTCATTTTTTGCCAGCCACAGCACAAGCCCTGCCAAAAGCAGCGGGGCTATCCGGGCCGGGCACCGGTCAATATCAATCACCGCGTCATACTTAAACCGTCCCACCTCAAAGCCGTTACTCAGATCCTTACCCGTGGGGGCCAGCGTTCCCAGATCGGCAAACGCATCAATTTGGTCCCGGGTAATGCCGGGCAGGCTTTCGATATATTGAGCCAAAGCGGTCAGCAGCTTCATAGTGCCTCCGCATGGATATTTGTTTTGCCCTGGATCTGGTTAACGGCATCCGATGCCATCCGGTGCCACCGGCCTGCGGTCTCGTCGGCTTCCATGGCATCGCTCTGGGCATCTGATTTGCGCAGCATGGTGGCGTAATCAACCAGTAGAAATGCCTTGGCCTTGCAGCTCACCCCACGGATATATAACAGGACAAGGGGATTGCCCCAGGCCGGCATATCATCCTGCGGGATCTCTCCAATGTTTATGATGCCTTCTGCGGCCTTTGCTGCCTGCCAGTCCGCCAGCTCTCTGTTTGCCCAGGTGATGGCCAGTTTTAACCGGTCAATCAACATATCTTCCCGGTATTCCCCCGGCAGCCGGTAGCTTGCCTGGAACGCGGAAAGATTGATTTCTGGATAAAACGATGTGTTGCCCACCACCGTTTGGGAATCGATCTGGTCTGAAAAGCCGGTAAAACTCATGCCGTACCCCTAATGGTTTTTAGATATCCTCATCATAAAAGGCGGACCTGAGCGAGTACACGAAAACCCATCCGATTTTCGCGTTATCGGAAAATAAAAACGCCCTGATCACAGAAACGGTGTCAGGGCGTTATGGGTGTAATAACGAGTATATATTGAAACTGGTGTTTAAATCATCAAGTCGGTAATTCCGAACAGGAACAGCCAAAGCCCTTGCAGAACTCATGGATCATGAATGCAGGCCGCAGAATCTTGGTGCGATGTCCGCCGCAAAGGTCATGGGTGTTTTGGGCTTTCTCCAGCAACGTTTCGGCCATTTCCATAACCCTGTCCAGGGTGTCAAGGCTCTCGGGACGCCGGTGCCACCAGAAAGAAAATTCCGCTTCCAGCTTTTCCAGGTCGTCGTAAAAGGCTTCAACAGCAAGATTCATATCTCACCGCCTTCCGGATTGGCCGGGAAAAGGCTGTCCTTGTTTAAGGCCTCCACCTTTTTACGGATCATGCTCTGCAGCCGGGGTGAAAGGGAGAAGTCCCCCAGGGTTTTCTGACCCTTGTAAACCTTGTCCGCCGCGTTTTCCGCCTGTTCCTCAAGAGCAAGGGTCGATTTCACCCAGGCCACCTCCCGCTTATTCGCCTCGGTCTGGTTGTCCAGCAGACCGGCTGTTTTCTTGGTATGGGGATAGAAATGTTCGAACAGGGCTTTGTAGCACTCTTTCTGGTACTTGATAATTTTTTCCCGGCGCTCGCCTTCGTATCGGGCCGGGTTGATTTTAAACAGCCAACCGTCGAGGTGGGACAGGGGGAGGCAGAGCATTTCACGCTGCTTGTTATCCTGTCCAACTGCCATCATAGTGATGGTAGTTGAACTCAAAACAACGTCCTCCTGAATGTTCCTGCGATGATTTTCCCACTCTAAGCCTAAAGCGATACAAATAGGTTTCAAAGGAACAAAAAGTTCATTGTCCCTTTCAATCAGACTGATCTGGTTGTCGTCAAAATTAATGTGGCCGATGTTGCGGTCTTCAATGGGTTGGATAAACATAGATAGTTCTCCTTCTTGAAATTGGGTTATAACCCGCTTTGATTTGCTAAAAACAAAGACGGGCCGAATCTGGTTAGCAACCCGGCCAAGAAGGAGCCGGTGGGGACGAACCCCCCAGACCCGGCCCGCATAAAGAGAACCATAAAAGAACCATGGCATGAATATCGGACCTGAGCAAATAAAAAAACGCCGATTAAGGCGTCCTGCGCCTTCTTGTATTCCGGATGCTAAACCGGGCCGGGGAATTTGCCCCGACATCATCTTTATGTCATTGTTAAATTAACATGTCAATCTTGAAATTGGTTGGAAGAGCCTTGATCACCATGATGAACTGGACAAGGCGGGGGACTGAACTCTTCAGAATTAATGGTTTTAACGATTTCAGCAAGGTGCCGAACGGTATTTATAGCGTCAAGCCTGTAAGATTCAGTGGCAACAAAAAGGCCAAAGACTACGAACAGAAGCAGGAGGGATGCAACAACACTTTGGGCAACACCATACCAGAATTTTGGTCTGAGTAATCCTATCTTTTGTTCAAAAATAAGTTTCCGCTCGTCGTTTTCCCGGTTGAGCCTGTCAATTTCTGCGGCATATCGATCTTCAAACTCTCGGTCGTATTCTTCTTCAAGTGTTTTTTTTGCTGTTTCAAGATCGTTATTTACATCTTGAATAAGGTCATCCCAATATGCTTTAGCAAATTCATGTGAGAGCTTTATGGCTTCTAATTTATATCCTTCAACATGCTGCAAGCTGGCCATATGAAAATCGTGAAGGATTGCAGGCCCAGGATCTGCGCCGTTGTTATCTGCAATATATTGTTTGATGAACTCAATCTTTTTTCTTTTATAAATTCCATATGCAATCAGCCCGACAATGTCATTTTCATTGCCGGGCACCAATTGCTCATATATAAAATTGTATTTATTATTCGCCGTTGACAACTTTCGCCCAGGTCTTTGAAATCATATCTCTGTCTAAATTGTTGTATTTTGGCAGAGCCTTTTTTATAACAGGGAGCCGAGACAAGTTCCTGCATTTGGCTGCAATCACAGGATGACCATCATGGGTTACTTGGCCGCAAGGGATATATTCGCGCCACACGTGCTTCAAAGGAGATGAGCAAGCTTGTTCGCATGCTTTATCTGCAACTTCCCCACCGGACCTGAACAGTCGTATCCCAGTTTTTGTAATCACAGGTTAACTCCTTATGTATCAAAGTGTTATGCAATATAAAATAGCATCTATTGCAAAAAAATCAATCGCGAGGTTAACATATACAATCACAATAGTAAAATGAAAAACCGGCCGCCGGTCCGTGTAGGACAATCGCCAAAGGCATTGTTCCTGTAATCAGAGTAGATCACTAAGGTCAGATTTTAGTCTGTGCTCTACTCTACCCAGAAACATTTTAATATAAAAAATTTATTCTTGCGTTTCTTTGGCCGGGGAGGTTAATCTCCAATAAATTGATTTTAAAAAGGAATTATCTATATCCGTATAACATTCAAAATATGCATGTTATCCCGTCAGATAAGTGGACATGAAAGATAAACGGAAACCACTGATCAACTTGTTATGGGTAAAAGATGGGACAGAAGCTACCACCCCAACAAATGGAACTCTACAAGCGGATCGATGAGGTTCTTTTTTACAAATGGGACCCCATTGGCATATCCGATGGTGATTGGGCAAGGGATGAATATCAATCATATTTACCCCAAGTATTTAGGCTTGCATTAGAAGCCGATACACCCGAACCAATTGCAAATTATCTATCCGTGGTCACAACTGAAAACATGGGGCTATCTGCAGCAAAAGAGCATGACCTTAAAATCGATAGTCTTATCTTGGAAATCAAAGAAGGGATAGGTTTGTAGTGAACTTCAAATCACCCCATAACCAGTCGCTCCAGCCGACCCCAAAACCGCTGCGCGCTTTTCGGTAGGCGGAGCTTCAACGTTACATTTAATACATTAAAAAGCTCCCTGGATCTGCCAGGAGTTAGCCGCCTATTTTGATTCAAGACTCTGTTCTATAAAATTGATTCTGGTTGGCCTTAGAGTAGTAACGAAAACATTGTATTAAATGTAACGCCGAGCTAAGCCGCCGCGCCAACAACCTTCGCGGAATACGCATCCCGTTCACGCGGTCGGCTTGAGCGATATGTTAGCCCTTAAAGGCTATCGCAATATTTTGTACCGTTATAGAGTAAATTCCATCTTCTTTTTCAAATCTATTTCTTTGATTTTTTACTATTTGCCTTAAAGTGTTTGCCAATTTTTTATCTTCTGATGTAGCATTATCTTTATTAGCAAGTTTTATTGCGTAGTTAGCTCGAAATGAATAGTTATCATCATAGTAATCCAAGCGAGCTTTAGAATCCAAACCAACTGTTGAGTCAACCTGAAAATCCATCAAAATTTTCTTGGGTATAGGAGTAAGATTTGTTAAATGATTATATATTTTTCTTCCATGTTCTCTATCCGAGCTTCCTTTAATTTGATTTGTTGTTTTTAATAAAAAATCCAAGTCATCGTTCTCTGGATAATTGACTTTCAAGCCATCATCAGACCCTCTTATAATGAGAACACCTTTGTCTCCAACTAATGACCAGAGTTTATGTGTAATTCCTTCTGGATTGTGCAAATGATGTAGAGTCAAGGCACTAAAAATCAAATCGAATCTACCAAATTCTTCTTTCTTTATTTTTGAGATATTAGCACATTTAAATTCAAAATTATCAAGATCATATTCATTCTTTGCGGAGTTAATAGCTTCACATGAAATATCTATTCCCAATACTTCACAATTGTTAAATTGTTTAAATCTAGTTACTGTCACATATCCATCCGCACATCCAACGTCTAATATCCTGATATTCTTTTTCCCGTTATCAATTAGATATTTAATAGCTTTATTTATTGTTTTTATATCTAAATCAAAAAGAATATCGGCTTGTATTCTCAAACGTGACTTATCAGACACATAAAGATAATTTGAGTCGGTTTGTTTTCTTTTTTTTGTAAAGCTTTTTCTTTTATGGTGAGTCTTTGAATTAATCTCAAACGCATTTTTGCTAATAAACTGAAAAACTTTTTCTTTTAGTTCATCTGTAGAGCTATAAGTTCCCAACACGCCTAAAGGTTTACACTTTTCTTTAAAATTTCTAACTTGTTCAAGTTGTTTTAAATCGACATCAATTGGAAAATTTTGATTAGAAAAATATATTACACAGGGTTTACTGGATAGAATGAAATCATTAATTTCTTCTACAGTTCCGGAAATTTCTTTACCACTTGGCGAACCAATTCGAGTCCAAAAAGTACCTATTAATATATCGGCTGTATTTAATAACTGCCGATTTATAATCCCCTGAGGCCTATCCCCCATTTCTGGGACTGCATGTGTTTCCCATAAAACAGGCTCAAAAAAAATTTCCATGTCTATTGCATGAGTTGCATTCCATTTAAGAATAGCTTCTTGAATCGATAACCTTTCTTCAGGAACATCACTTGGCGATGCAATAAAAATTCTATAAATAGTTGCATATCTAGGCATCAGAATCCCTTTTGTTAATTATTCAACTTTCTGACTTGAATTTGGTTTCAATAAAATTATAGGCTAACAGTGAAATAGGCAAAATAGGCCAATATGGTAATAGGCGGATTCGGTCTATTATTTTTTAATGAAACGATTTGGAATAAAAATTCAATTTCATTTAAAATTAAACATCCCTGGCAGAGAAAGGCAAGACTAAATTTAATATATTATTCTCCTCCCTCGACAAAATAGAGAAGGGGCACAAGATGTTGTACCCAGCATCATTCCCCGAAAAGCAAGCTTTTATAGACATAGCCCTCGTCGTAAGATTCCTAAAATTTTTATACAAAAGTGTCAGCAATTCAGATGGTCCAGATGGGAATTTTTCCGTCATGATCACCTGGGTGTTTGTGGTCGAACTGTTGCTTGCTTATCGGGTGCCAGCGATTCCACATACTATTTTCAGCATGTTTGGGTTATAGAGGCCTAGGTATCCCCAGGCCTCTATGCATTCTAAAATTTAGGGATGGCCGAGGATACTTCCCGGCTTTTCTTTTTAAAAAGTTTCTTCAACTGCACTTTTTGCGAGTTCTTCAGCCTCTTTCTGTGCTGCCCTGACATTTAAACCGTTATTTTGTACGATTCGTTTGACCTTTCTGTAGGTTTGGAATTCTTCGAGAGTCACTCCCCGCTCCTGAAGTTGTGGCTCTATCAGCGTTTCAGCTGTCGCCTTTCCGTACTTATCCACTAATTTGTTGTAACTCCTATTTTCCAGCGCTTCTCTTGCCGTCCCTAAAAGAGGTTCTGTGATTTTCATTTGTAATTATCCTAACTTTTTAAAATTATATGTATATTGTAACGACATAGTCGTTTTTGGATGGGCTAATTTGTTGTCGGGCAGCCACGCAATGAAAGTAGTTTCGATAAAGGTGTAAGTAAATCATTCCTTATAATAGCACTATCGTCGAACATTAAATCCGATATAAAATATGATAAAATCTCTCCACGATGGTGTAAATAATCTATTTCTTGGTTCAATATTTTATCGAATGTAATGAGAGCAAAGTGGAAACCACGAGCTGGATAATTATATAATTCCTCTGTAGAACAAAAACTTTTTACCGTCTTTTCTACAGCGGTAAGGGCATTGTGTATTTCGGTGAGTTCTTCATGTTCAACCTCTTGGGGGGCTGTTTCAGTAAGAATACCTGAGATATAAGAAATAAGATGCTGTAACTGCCACAACCTTATCTGTGTTTTCAGTTTAGGATCTATGTAATCAATAATTTGACGATTTTTATCATCAAGTTCGTTTAAAAGAAGTTTAAAAAAAGAGATGGAAAATTTAATTTCATCATCAATTAATTTTTTTATTTTTGAACGGTCTTGGAGGGATGTTTGCTTTCTTCTTTGAAGAAAATCTGTAAACTTTGATACTTCTCCAGAATGCATTCCTGAGAGAGTTTGAAAGTTTTTGTAGTTTAATATTCTCGAAAGAGAATTTAACCTTACACTTTGTTGTGTTCCAAACGCATTAGTCTGTTCTCCAATAAGATTGGAGACTTCTTTAACAACAGAAATAATCATTATTTTGTTACCTGTTCCTTTCCGGGCAGTTTTATATTGATTGCCTCATTTCAATGCGCCCATAAAACAGTTAACGTTTTAATGATTACTATTTTGAGCTGAAAGCTGTTTAGCGTACTTGTTTAAGTCGAGGCAGCGTAGGTCTCTTTCAAACCTTACGAAGAGAATAAGATAAACATAAAAATTTGTCAACGCATAATATTCAGTTCCAGGGTGGGCAAAAATGGTATTCCTTCTCTGGCTATGAGAATTGTTTATGGGGCTCAGTGCTTTCGGCATTGTTCACCTCCAGACAAATCGAACATTCAGTGAACTTGGCATCAATTTCATTTTTTAAAATGATCATATATTCGGACGATAGCCACAAGGGAAATGAGCAAAGCCAGGATCAACAATGATGGTATAATTGGATGGTTTTTAGGAAATTCACCGAACTCAATATGTGGTATGCCTGGTAAAATCAATAACATTAATATGTTTCGTGTTAACAAAAAAACCGGCCGCCGGTCATTTGACCTGCGGCCGGTAACGGTGAGGATAGGAGAAGCGTTATGCTTCGGTACCTGTTTGATCTACCGGAAAAAGGCTGTCCTTATTTAAAGCTTCAACGTGTTTACGGATCTTCGCCTGAAGCTGCGGGCAAAGAGAATAATCCGAAAGGCTTTTTAGGCCCCTGTAAACCTTCAAAGCTTCCTTTTCAGCCTGGTCATCCATGTTGGATGACGTTTTCAGATAGTTCAACTCAAGTTTGTTCGCATCTGTTTTATTAACAAGACGCGCTGATTGCTGTTTGGTGTGTGGGTAAAAATGTTCAAATAATGCCTTGTAGCACTCTTTTTGATATTTAATGATCCTGGACCTGCGTTCGCCTTCGTACCTTGCCGGGTTGATTCTGAATAACCATCCGTTGAGATATGAAAGAGGGATGCAGATCATTTCATACTGCTTCCCGTCTTGTCCAGTTGTGGTCATAGTGACCATAACTGAATTCAAGACTACATCATCTAAAAGGTTTCGATACTGGTTCTTCCAATCCAATTCAAGGGAAGTACAGATGGGTTTCAAAGGAACAAAAAGTTGATTGTCATTTTCAACCAGGCAAATTTTATTCTGGTCAAATTCAATGTGGCCGATATTGCGGTCTTCTACAAGTTGCATACTCATAATGCTTCTCCTAATAATAATAATATCTTACACCCGTCTTTCTCCGTTAAAAAAAAGCATGTCATGAATATTGTGAATATCAAACAATAAAATAAAAAACCGGTTAATTATTATTGACAAATCGTAGCTTAAAAGCTACGATAAAATCATGGAAACCACGGAGCGGATCATAAAAGAATACATAGCAAACGATGGTAAAAATCATTTCCGGATTTGGCACGATGGCCTGAAAGACCTCAAGGCCCGTGTCAAAATAGATATCAGAATTGCCCATCTCAGGCTTGGCAATTTCGGGGATGCCAAAAGTGTGGGGAGCGGGGTTTATGAACTGCGTATCCACTTTGGCCCCGGATACCGGATATATTACGGCCTGGATGGCAAAGAAATTGTTCTGCTGCTTTGCGGCGGAGATAAAAAGACCCAGAAAAAAGACATTAAAAAAGCGACTCTGTTCTGGGGTGCATATAAGGAGGGAAAATAATGGCAACTGCAAATTATAATGACGGCCTGCTGGAAAGGCTTCAGGAACCTGCCTATGCCTCTGAATATTTAAACGAGGCATTAAAGGAAGGATCTCAAGAGCTGTTCATGCTGGCACTTCGGGATGTGGCCCGGGCAAAGGGTATGACAAATGCGGCGCGCCAGGCGAATCTAAACAGGGAAACACTCTACAGAATGTTGTCTGAAAAAGGAAATCCAAATTTGTCCAGCTTAAGCAAACTACTCGACACGTTTGGCTTGACGCTTGCCATCAAGGAAAAAGAGACGGCTGCATAAAGTAAAAAAACCGGCCGCCGGTCCGTGGGACAATGGCCAAAGGCATTGTCCCTGGACCGGGCGCGGCCGGTTGGGCGGGGAGCTGGGTCGTTCTATTCGTCTGTCGGTTGTTCTGGCTCGGTTTCTTCGTTAGTTTCAGGTTCAGTGCTGGAATCCAAACAAACAGCACACTTTTTCCTGGCATCACCCAGGGCGGTCTTTACCTTGGCCCCATACTCCATGGCGGTTTCCAAGGCAGGTACAGCCATAGTAAAATCTTCTTTGTCCATGGCGATCAGCCCCTTGAGCCGGTAAAATTTGGCCCGGATCTCATCGTGCAGGTCCCAATCTTGAGCCAGATCAAACACCCGGGTAAAATATGGTTCTACACTGCGGCCGGCTTCAAATTCAGTATCCGCCCACTCAATTATGGTATCGCATAGATATGTGGGAAGATCTCGTTTAAACCGTTCCGGCATGGGTACATCATGTTCAATGCAGTAGATCGCCAGGTCCATGGCCTGGGCAATATCCTTGATATCAAACAGCCAGATCAACACCTGGCCCAGCAGCGCATGGTTGGAGTCGGACGCCATCAGGCCGGTAACCGTCGGCAAATATTTGGGCACCAGGCTTTCCGCCTTGATCTGCTCTTTTTGCTTAATGCTCTTGATCAGCTTAAGCGCAGCCAGATCGTTTTCAAGCTCTTTTTCAATTTTGGCAAGGGATTGGTTTCGTGCCAATGTTGATGTCGGCATGGTACCCAGCACCTTGGACTTAACGCCGGTACCATAGGATGGATTCTTTTTCTTTTTTGCCTGAAATCTTTTCATAAGACTCATGGGATTATCTCCTTGTTTATAGCACCAGGACTATGCCCAGGAGCCGTCGCTCTGGGGGACGGTGACGTTGTCAAATTCAACCGCAACAAGTTTTTCCGGGGTTTCCACCACGTAACCCTCGTTTCGGCTGTTGTAATCTTCCACCCGGTCTTTTTCCGGCTTGTCCTTGATATGGCGCCGCCATGTGCCGGACTGCATGTAAATGGACAGGTTGTCCAGGCTGGTGATCACCAGGCCTCGGCCCGGGAAGTTGTTCGGTGTTGTCCAGTCCATACCGCCGAACTTGGTCAGGGATGCTGTGGCAAGCGTTTTTTCCGTTGGCTGGGCTCCGATGGCCTGATACAGGGCCGATTTTTCCAGGCCGACCAGCTCATCCCCGATCAAGGCGATCAGGTCCTGGCGCAGATATCTGGGGATGCCGGCAACAAGTTCGGCCACTGCATGGTCCAGGTTCACAAAATCACCATCCGCACCGATCCGGATTTCCCCTGCGGCTTTCTCCCCCTGGGTCAGGATGTTTGCGGACAGTTTTTCCCGCATGTACTGCAGCCAGCCCTTGTTGACATCCTGCATCAACGGGTATGTGACAAGGTTAGTATCGGCAGCTGCCGACTCGCCGTACCACCCGATCAGGCACCGGTCGTTTGCAATCCGCTTTTGGACATAACGTGCATACCGGTCCGCCATATCCGGGAATTTGGCCCAGGCGTCCATGGTGGCATAGCGCATGTACACATCAGAGTTGGTCTGGTAAAGCTTGTAATCATAGGTATCCAGCCCCAGCAGATTATTCGGCGTGCGTTCGCCGTCGCCGCTGGTATCTGTCCGGCCGGACGCAGGCCCGGACGCATACCCAAGAATATTCTGTCCCTCGATCTCATCAACAGAGATGACGTTGATCCGGGACAGGAAATTGTCCTGTTCAACTATTTTATCATTCAGCCGCTGTTCCACCGTGGGGGTGGCAGAAAACTGTTCGGACACGGTATCAACCCCGTAGGCTTTAGCGATCCGGGCCTTGATAATGCTAAACTTCTGTTTGGTCTCTTTTTTCATCTATGGTTCTCCTGGTGCCGGGATGCCCCTGGCCTTAAAGAAGTTCGTCCTCGTCGCCTGCCGGGGCGGTTGTCTCGGTAAACCGGGTACCGGGCACGGCCGTTTCCATCCGTTCAACCAGGGAATCGAATTTTTTTCCCAGGTCGTCCAGGCCGGTTTTAAGTTCGGTAAATTCAGCGGCCTGGGGCGTGGTGGTGTCCTCTCCGGAATCATCCGGAGTATCCGCCACGTCATCCTGGGGCTGATCGTCTGTGGCCATAAAGGTATCAAGCCGTTCAGCAAGGCCGGATACGGCATCCAGGCTTTTTTTAAATTCGCCCTTCAGCTCATCAAATTGTTTCTGGTCCATGGGTTCTTCCTCTTTTATTTCTGGTTTTGATTTGGAAAAGATCTGTAAAAGCCTGCGAAACAAGGTCAATGCCGTTTCATCATCGGCGGCATCCCGCAGGTCCGGGACCGGGTCGCCGGGATACCGGGCCGTGAATGTGCGGTCCGGGTTTGTGGAAAAACGCATTTCATCCGTGCCAAGGCTGGCCGGTTCATCTGTCATGGCCAGTCCGCCCAGGTAGAATTTCCCGGTCTCGGCAAAATTTTCAATCACTTCAATGCTGAAATGCAGTTTATCTTCCCAGACCTGATTGCGTTCGATCAGATCCCGGCTGGGGGATATTTTGGCAAAAAGCCGGACAACGTCTCCGTCCTGTTCTGCCTTCACGGCCCGGACAGATCCGTAAGACCCCATATACCTGCGATGATCAATCCACAGCTTGGCCGTGTATTCATCCGGGTTATATGTTTCGGCCATATCCTTAAGCCACTGGGGATCTATTTTCCGCCCGTCAACGGTGGGGCCTGATTTCGCAATGCGTTTCCAGTCTGTTACAAGAGAGCCCGGCATTTATTCTCCTTAAAGATGATTCTTTTTCTCCAATGGTAAAAAAGGAATAGGGCACTGTACACGAAAGCCGGTCCGATTTTCGCGTTATCGGAACGGTACTGCGGTTAAGACCCTGCCATCATTGATATTGTAAGGGCATGAGCCAGTACCCAAATGAAATATTAGAAGCGGCAAAGCGGTTGTACCTGCGCCGCCACAAACCCAAGGAGATTGCAGAGATCACAAACGTTCCCCTGCGCACGGTGTATGACTGGCGGAACAAGGGCCAATGGGATGACATGCTCTCCTATGAAACCGTGGAAGAGGCCATGGCCCGCCGCCTGGCCATCCTTGCCGAAAAAGAAGACAAGCAGCCCATTGACCTGGAAGAGATCAAGAGCCTGACAGATTCACTTATCCGGCTGAGTGCGAGCCGGAACCGTGACAATTCAGAAAACCCCCAGGGCGGTACCGGCGGTAATTCCAAACAAGGGGGAAAGAAAAAGTCAAACACCCGCAAACATAAAAATGACGTGTCCGGCCTGACTGCCCAGGACTTTAAGGAAAAGCTGCATAAAAATTATTTTGAATACCAGCTTGCCATGCGGGAAGAACGCATACACCGCATGCGCATGTATCTTAAATCCAGGCAGATCGGGGCAACATGGTACTTTTCCCAGGAGGCGTTTGAAGATGCCACCCTGGAAGGCAGAAACAAAATATTCCTGTCCGCCACCCGAGCCCAGGCCGAAACATTCCGCCGGTATATCATCGCATGTGCCCAGCAGCACTTTGACATTGAACTCAAGGGTAACCCCATTATCCTGCACACAAAGAACGGCCCGGCGGAACTTCATTTTTTATCGAACAATTCCAAGTCCGCCCAGTCCTATCATGGGGACGTATATATTGATGAATTTTTCTGGATACAGGGATTCAACGACTTATATAAGGTGGCGTCCGGTATGGCCGCCCACAAAAAATGGCGGAAAACCCTGTTCTCCACACCGTCCGCCGTAACCCACCAGGCCTATGATCTGTGGACAGGGGACCGGTACAATCAAAGATTTAAAAAAAAACGGGTGGAGTTCCCCGGGTTTAAGCAAATGCAGTCCGGCATCCTTTGTCCGGATAACACATACCGGAAAATCATCACCCTGGATGATGCGGAAAAAGCCGGGTGTGATCTGTTTGACCGGGCACAGCTTTGGCTGGAATATTCCCCGGATGAATTTAAAAACCTGTTCGGCTGCCTGTTTGTGGATGACACCTTCGGCGTTTTTAAATTTGCAGACCTGGAGCACTGCGCCATTGACACCAGCACCTGGACCGACATTGATCCCAGAGCAAAACGGCCCGTGGGGAATTACCCGGTATGGGGCGGGTACGATCCGAGCCGGTCCGGGGATGATGCCTCCTTTGTTATCCTTATGCCGCCGCTTGACCCTGGCGGCAAGTTCCGGGTGATTGCCAGATTGAAATGGATCAATAAAAGCTTTACCTGGCAGGCTGCAGAGATCAAAAAACTGACCCAGCAATACAATTTTGCATACATGGGCATTGATGTAACCGGCCCGGGCCTGGGTGTATTTGACACCGTGCGCAATTTCTATCCCCAGGCAACACCCATCCACTATTCCGTAGGCAATAAAACAGCCATGGTGCTCAAGGCCCAGGAAGTAATCGGAGCCAACCGGATTTTATGGGATGCAGAAGAAACCACCATTTCCCACGCCTTTTTGACAATCCGCAAAACAACAACAAACAGCGGTCAGATCACATACGCAGCCAACAGGACAGACAGCACAGGCCATGCGGACGTGGCATGGGCCATCATGCATGCCCTGGCAAACGAGCCCATAAGCCACGATCATATCCAGAGCGCTACGGTTGAAATTTTATAGGAGAATACAATGGAAGAGATCAAAAACGATTCATCATCAATGGCCTTTACATTCGGGGACCCGGAACCAATTCTTAACGGGCAGTACCTTACCGATTATGTGGGGATCTGGCTCCTGGATAACGGGCAGTATTATACACCGCCGGTGTCCTGGGCAGGCCTGGCCAGACTGAGAGGTGCGAACGCATACCACGGACCGCTTTTGGAGTTCAAAACAAACATGATCCTGCGCCGGTTTGTGGCCTCTACGGCATGCCCGTTGGCACAAATGCAGCCGTTTACAACTGATTATGTGACATTCAATAACGCATATTTCCAGATGATTAAAAATTTTCTTGGGGAAACCGTTTTCCTGAAACACCTGCCGGCCATAAACATGCGCCGTATGAAAACAGAAAATCAATACTGCATGCTAAATGTTGACGGGTCCAGGACTGACTTTGAAGTTGGTGAGGTGGTCCATATAAAAAACTATGATGTGGCCCAGATCATCTACGGCCTGCCAACATATTTGGGGGCAATCCAGTCCATGCTGTTAAATGAGGATGCAACATTGTTCAGGCGTAGGTATTACATGAACGGTGCACATGTCGGGTACATTTTTTATTCATCCTCAGCGAGTCTGGAGGAAGCTGATAAGAACTCTATCCGTGATGCCGTGAAGTCCGCCAAAAAACTTGGTAATTTTCGAAATCTATTTCTGCACATACCCAACGGCAAGGAAAAGGATATCCAAATCATACCGGTGGGGGATTTTTCTACAAAGGATGAGCTGCAGAAAATCAAGAATATTTCCCGGGATGATATCATCGCCGCACACCGGATACCGCCGGCACTTGCGTCTATTGTTCCGGCAGAGGCCCGGGGAGGGTTTGGGGACATAGAAAAATCAGATATTGTCTACGAAAAAAACGAAATAGAACCCTTGCGTAACCATTTAGCCCAAATAAATGATTATTTACCGGCTAAACGGCGCATATCCTTTGCGCCTCCGGAATATGAGGCGTAAAATATAAAAAACAGGAGAATATAATCAATGGCAGTGAAAGTGACGTGCAATCGGTGTGGATGTACAGCGAAAATAACATCATCTTCAATTGAGTCTGACGAAGTCAAGCGCCTGTATTGCTGTTGCCAAAACGCAGACTGCGGCCACACATTCGTCACAGACCTTACATTCTCCCATACGCTTTCCCCATCTGCACTGGACCTCCTGGAAGAGGTCCTTAACCGCCTGCACACCTCAACAAGATGCGAACAGCAAAAGATTTTTTCCCGCCTGGCCGTTCCATAA